TGAATACCTCCCTCGGGTGAATCAGCGAACCATCAAGGATCCCAATGGTGACAACTTCCTCGGCGATCACCCGATGCTTGACGTCCAGCAGCAGCACGATAAATGCTTCCCGGTCCCGGTCGGAGTATCCCTGCCGAATCAGGTACGCTCCTACATCTTGCGAGGATTTGAAGGGCTCCGGGGTCGGTCCGTCCTCGCGTACCATCTGCCAGCGGATCCGGCTCATCGCTGTCTCCCTTCCTCAACGTCCAGAAAATAGGCTTCCTCGTCCTCACACTCGGCGTCCGTCTGGCATCGGTGCTGTCCAGGATGGCAACTCACCGAATGCGCACAGCCGGACGAAACACAGAACCAGATCACCACGCACGACCAGAACAGCACGACCAGCGCGGCTCGGATAATCCAGCGCGTGGCGGTCATCGGCCTTTCCCCGGCTCACAACGGCAGCCCCGGTCGGTGTGCCATTCGCCGATCTTGTTCCCATTCACATCCATCACCACGGCGCTTTCGTTGGCATAGTCGGATTCGACCTGCCGGATCACCTTCCGAAGAATGCGCACAACCTCGGCGCGCCGCTCTTCCTCCGTCTCGCCGAATGCGGCATTGCACGTTTCGAAACTCACCCCGAACATGGCGTCACCCCTTCGACCTGGCTCATCAGCGCCCCGGCGGTCAGCCCGGAACGGACGGAGCGCGCCAAGCGCGCCCCGTTTCGCCTACCCCTGCGCGGCTTCTTCGTCCTCCGGGTCAATGGCCCCGGTGAACTCAACTCCTTCAGCAATCGCGGCTTCCTCCAAACCCATGCAGGTTTCACAGAGGATGGTGAAGGACTGTTCCGCCGTGTCCCCAACATAAACCTTGTCATCGTCTCCCTTGAGCTCGCCACAAGAGGAGCAAGTCAGGTGCTCATCTTCGTTCAGGTGGATTTCAAATCGCATCACTTCACCCCCATAAGGTTTTTGTACGACACCAAACTGTCCTCTTCACCACAGGAGAAGGCGTCCAGCGTGATCGCCTCCCGGCACTCGTTGCACAGGTACACCGTCTCGGCGCTGGACCCGTCCCGGTACAACGTCACCGGCCCCGGCACTCCACAGTCCCGGCAGACAAGCAGCGGCATCCTCGACGCCCGGGCCACAGGCGGCGCTACGGGCTTCGCTGGCTCTTCCCTGAATCCAAACCGCGCGCTTCTCATCACTTCACCCCCGCCGCTTTCATGTACGGGATCCGGAACCGCTCCCACCGGAACCGCAAGCAAGCGCACCCCGGCGCCATGCAAGCCCCGTGGCCGGGTGCGAGTAGCCCGCTGTCGCTGTGCATCGAACCTGCCCCGTCTCCCGTGTGCCCACAGGCACAGATCGAAGCCGGATGGCGCTCCTTGTACTCTCTGGATCGCTCCTGCTGCTCTTCGGTGATCGTCGGCATGCCCTCTTCTCCCTTCCTCGAAAATATGCACCCTATACCCTATTAAGGTAAGAAAATCATGCCAAAAAACGGGGATAAACCTGTGGATAAAAATATCACTATCACTTCCGGGGTGATAGGTATGAAAATAAATATCTTTCCACAGGCTATACACAGCCCCAACTTATTGCATCGTGAATCAAAATATTGCTTGACACGTGCAACGGAATGGTACATCTATGGTGGGCATGAACGGTACACCAGCCACCGAAAAGCCCCTCACACCCGCAGCGGTAAGGCGTAATCGGGTCCAGATGCAGCGCCTCCGGGCTCAGTCGCTGGAAATCGCCGAGGATCTGAAATTGGGCCTCATGTCTGCGGACAGGGACGCCAAAGTCGTCAAACTGGTAGATCACATGCTCGACAAGGGCGTCCGACTCAAGGAAATCAAGGGTTCGGACGCCCTGGCCGCCGCCAAGCTGTACTCCGACCGCCGCTGGCCCGTCCGCACGGAGGCAGCGCCCCCCTCACGTTCATTCGTTGTGACCAATCTCAATATCTTCCTGCCCGATTCTCAGCCGGCACCCCAGGACGCCCCCATAGACACAACCTGTAGTGTTTTGGAGGATGGTAATTTGACAAAGCCAAATAACCTCAATCAATTCAACACTTGCAATGTCCGAGAATGAGTATTATGTCAAATACCCCTCTCCCCGCCGACCTCAGACCATCCAGCGCGATCCCCGACCGGGGCGAGACGGGGGGGGGTAGGCCCCCGGCTCGATCGACCTCGCATCAAATAAGACCCGTCACGGTGCCGACGCCAAAAATTGAAATTCGGGTTGATCCGATTGAGATGATTTTATTTTCGATGGTGAGATGGAGCGGGGAACCGTGGAACTGAAAAAATTATTTTCTATGAGTTTTCAGGTGACAGGGTTGGCAGAGCCACCGAACAGCAAGCGGCTTGGAGTAATCGCCGTGATGTCCGTGGACGCGCGAAATTTTTCCACAAGACTCACAGGCGCGAGGTTTTAACAGATGACCGGACCTGACCGCGATTTTGACGGCTTGGCTGGCGAGCCTTTCCTCGGTTCGATTTTCCCGATCTCTTTTTTCGTAGACTTTTATTCTCCCCGGATTTTCGAAGGCCCATTTTATCCGATATTCTTTTTTATTTTTTGCGTGCTCTGGATTTTCATCCACCATTTTTCGAGCATGTTCGCGCCCATATTTTCTACGTTCTTCGGCGTTGGCTTGATAATCCGCGAGGATTTTCTGCCGATTTTTTTCATAGTATTTTTGGTTGTACTTGCGTCTTTCTTCCGGGGTCATATTTTCAATATATTCTCTCCCAATAAAATGTCAATAAATTTTTCAAACATCTTCTCGCTACCCGACCAGGAGACGCATTGATGGCGAAGTCATTTGCCACGACCTGGTGCGCGCGCTGTTTTTTCTTGAAGCGCTGGTTTTGTTTGATCGCCTGTCCCGCAGCGGAGGACGAGTTTGGGAAGGTTGATGGCTGACGGCGTTTCGATTTTCGAGAAGATCCGCGCGAGGAATCGAATGCTCGAGGCGGTCGGCACGGAGCCCGCGCCTCCCCCTGTTGCGCCGCCAAAGGCGAAGGGTACGAAGCGGGTTCCGACGCGGGATCCGGCGACGGGGAAGATCGTGTGGATCGACGTTCCCGATGAGTGACGGCGGGTTTTTCAGGGGCGTTGCGATCGTGTTCATCGTCGCGGGGGTGTTGTCGTTGCTGTTTCGGTTGCTCACGGGCCATTGGATCGGGGGGTGAAGCCATGTACCTGCTGACGCTGTGGATGCTTCTGGTGGTGGTGATTCTCGAGGCTCCGTTGAATCCTCCGTGGAGGAAGATCCTCGGGATCACGCTGATCGTCGTGACAGTCCTTGTGCTTCTCGGTTTCACGGGGATCTTCGGCGCGAACCCATATTTCCGGGTGAGGTAGGGCGCCATGCCGGTGAAGATCGAGAAACTGCCTGGGGATGAGGTTCGGGTCAGCACTCCCGGGGGCGTGAAGGCCAAGCACACGACCTTTCAGAAGGCGATGGCGCAGAAGAGGTTACTGAACGCCGTGGAGCACGGCTGGACGCCAGGGCGCCGGCACTCGACGGTCCCGAAGATGCCGATGACACCGAAGGGCATGAAGCCCATGAAGTCGAAGGGAATGAAGAGGAAAACTGACGGCATGGACGACATGTGATGATCGAGATCAACGGGCAGAAATTCGAATATCGAAACGATTGCCCGTACAAATACGATTACCGCAAGGTCGCGTCGATGATCGCCACGAAGGAGATCGACGAGATCAACACCTTGCGGGACCTGATTTTGAATGATCTTTTTTTCGTCGTGCGTTTTGTCCTCAAGATTCCGATCGCCAATCATCCATTTTGGGTGAAGTGCTGCCGGGAGATCGAGGACGGCCCCCAGGATTACACGTTGGACGTGTGGGCCCGGGAGCACGGGAAGAGCTCCATCATCACGATCGCCGAGACGATTCAATTCACCCTGAAAGAGCCCGACGAGGCGACGGGGATTTTCTCGTACGTCCGGCCGGTGGCCAAGAAATTCCTTTTTTCCATCAAGGAAGCCTTCCAGAACGAGCGAATTTTGCACGAATGTTTTCCGGAGATCGTGTACGCGAACTGCGAGAAGGAAGCGCCGCTGTGGTCGCTGGACGAGGGGCTGATCCTTCGACGGACCTCGACACGGAAGGAGCCGAACATCAGCGCGTGGGGGCTGGTGGAGGGCATGCCGACCGGCTTTCACTTCAAGCGGCGCGTCTACGACGATATCTCGACCGAGGACATGGCCGAATCCGCGGACATGATGGATAAGGTCAAGACGAAATTCGACTCGAGCCAGAACCTTGGATCCGAAGGCGGCCACCATCGGGTGATCGGCACTTACTACCACCACGCAGATCCGCTGACCTACATCCGAGGGATCAAGACGCCGGAAGGGGAGCGCCGGTATCACTATCGGTTCAAGCCCGGGAGCGACGACGGGACCGCGATGGGCGTCCCGGTGTTTGTTTCGCAAAAGCGCTGGGATGATTTGAAGCTGACGCGGACCTTCAACTGCCAGCAGCTTCTCGACCCGTCGCCGCTGGCAGATATGAAGCTCAACCCGGATTTTCTACTTCCGATCGAGCGCCGCATGGTCCCGAAGAACCTGTATCGGTTCCTGTTGGTCGACCAGGCCGGCGATCTCGAGACAAACCGGGTACGGTCCGGGCCGACGTTGGATTCCTGGGCGTTTGGCGTGGTCGGTGTGGAGCCGTTCACCGACGATATCGGTCAAAGCCGCGTGTTCATCGAGGATCTTTTCATCTCGCCGCTGTCGGAGAGCGAGGCGATCGAGCAGATCGTCCGGATGTACCTGAAAGCCGGCATGGTGATGAAGGTCGGCGTGGAGAAGGTCGGTATTTCCTCGACGCACATTCACGTTTCGAAGGCTCTGCAAGCCTGTGGCCGACATGTCAACTTCGATCCGGGCGGGAACGGCGTCCTTCTCCGACCGGCCGGCAGGAACAAGAAGAAATTCATCGAGGGCGCGCTGTCCTGGCCGTTGAACAACGGCAAAATCTTCTACTCCACGGCCTGTCCCGCGAATTTCATCGAGCGATTCAAGATGGAAATGCGCAATTTCCCGGTGTGGCACGACGACGGGATCAACATGCTCGCGTACCTGTACGACCTCCTGAAAGACATGTTTTTCGGGATGGCCGAGGACGAAGCGGAAGCCGAAAAAAAGAAGCGATACGCCGACAAACCCGTGCGTCGTAGCTGGATGGGGGTCTGATGGCCACTTACGAAGAAGCACCGACAGCCGCGGCACCGAAAGCCGAATCAGCCGCGCCGGTAGCGGCGATTTCGACGTACAAGCGCTGGTACAACGAGGCGAGGGCCGTTTCTTCGGACTGGCGCGACGACTCCGTAGAGGATTCCCGGTTCTACCACGGCGGCAAGGGCCAATGGAAGAAATCGGACATGGACGCGCTGGAAGCCGAAGGCCGGCCGGTGCTGTCCATCAACCGGATCAAGCCGACGATCGATTTACAGAAGGGCATCGAGATCCGCAGCCGCACGGATATCGACGCGAAGCCTCGCGGAGCCTTGGACGGCGGCACGGCTGATGCAATAACTTCTGGCTTCAAATATATCCAGGATCAGAACAACTCCGACCACAAGGTTTCGGATGTTTTCTTCAATGGGTTGAAGGCCGGCATCGGCTGGATCGAGATTTGCCTGAACGACGATCCCCGGGAAGAAGAGATCGAGATCGCCTACAAGGACTGGCGCAAGATCGGCTGGGATCCGTATGCGCGTGGGGTTCTGTTCGACGATGCCAGGTACATGTTCGAAGATCGGTGGGTCGATCTCGACATAGCGCAGCAGACCTGGCCGGAGAAGAAGGATCTCCTGACCTCCATGATGGAGGACGCCCGGGGGGAGAAGGGGGAAGCGGCCCAGCACTCCCGGGAGCTGCCGGATCAATATAAATCCGGCGCGCCGATCCAGTTCTGCGACACCACGCGCGAACGTGTGCGTCTGGTGAAGATGTACTTCAAGAAAATGCAGCTTGGGATTTTCCTCAAGTTCAAGGACGGGCACGTGGAAGAGATTTCTGCGGAGAAACTGCAAGCGGATCCGCTGCTTGTTGCAAATTCGAACGTCATCCGGATCAGCAAGGTTCCTGTTCAAAAGATGTGGTGCGTCATTTTCTCGGGAGACGTGATCCTCGAGGAAGAAAAGCCGACGATTTACGAGCACGACCATTTCCCGCTGATCCCGTTCATTTGCTACATGGACGAGGACGGCTGCCCGTACGGGATGGTCAGGAATATGAAGGATCCCCAGCGGGAGATCAATAAAAACCGTTCGCAGTATTCCCACATCATCACCACCCGCCGCGTGTTCTTCGAGACGGGCGCGCTCAAGGATCCGCTGGGGGCGAAGAAGGAAATCAGCCGGCCGGATGCGTGGATCGAGCTGAACCAGGGCGCGCTGAACATGAAGCGGTTCCAGTTCTCCCAGGACGTCGCCGTGGCTCGGGAGCATTTCGAGATCATGCGCGAGGCGAAGCAGGAGCTACAGGAGGTTTCCGGCGCCGTCGAAGAGCAGATGGGCCAGCAGACGAACGCGCGGTCCGGCGTGGCGATCGAGGCGCGTCAGCGGCAGGGAGCGACGGTCAACACGGAGCCTTTTGATAATCTCCGGCTGACGAAGCGCCGCATGGGAGAGCTGATGCTTTCCATGATGCGGCAGTATTGGACGTACGAGAAGGTCATCCGGATCACCGACGATCAGACCGGCGCGGATAAGTTCGTGACGTTCAACCAGGGCGGCAAGAATATGATCGCCCAGGGCCGGTACGACATCGTCGTCGCCGATCATCCCGAGACGGAAACCACCCGCCAATGGATGAGCCGGACCTTGATGGACTTCGCCTCGAAGATGAGCCCGGATATCGCCCTCCCCGTGATGCAAGTGGCCTTCGAGATGACCGATATCCCGAACAAGGATGCCGTGGTCAAGAAGCTGGC